CTATCGCACGGTGCTGACGACGGAGGGCGTGGACGACTGCCTGCGCAACCCGGAGCGCCGCCCCTATCTGCTGTGCGATGAAGACGTGCTCGAGCTGTCGCTTCGCCAGGAGATCGGCGACTTCGACACCACGGCCGGCGGCTTCTACGAGGGCCAGGTCGTCAACATCACAGGCGGGCCGTTCCAAGGCTTCACGGCGGAGATCGTGCGGGCCAAGGCTTGTGATCGGGTGTTGATCTTGATGGGCCGGTTCCTGGGACGCCAGAGCAAGCCGTTTCAGATCGACGCGCATATGTTGGAGGCAGCGTGATGAGCGGCTCGACCCAATGTCCGCACAGCGATATTGGCTGGCATCTGAGCCACGTTGCCTTCCACGACGCAACTATCCACTACCTGGAGATCAAGGGCGTCTGCAATGTTTGCGAGGCGGCCGTAACCTTTCGGGGCCTGCCGTTCGGCATGACGCCAGCGCATCCGACGATGGCGGTTGACGGTTCAGAGGTGACGCTGCCGTTCATGCTCGGCGACGAGGAGCCGGCGGGCAACGTGATCGGCTTCGTGGGCTCGGTGGCCGCTTGAAACACACCCTATTGACGTTCTCACGAACTCAGGCACAATCCCTTGACGCCCGCCGCTTCGCGAGAGGCAATCTCCAGCATCAGCCTGCGCGCTGAAATGCATAGGGAGGTGCCGGAGGCGTCCAGCTTTCACCCATTCGCGCCACCAACATCAGCCACGCCAACAAGTAGGCCAGACGTCCCCGGACGCGCGAGCCATTTTACCTGCGGCTGAAACTGAGTGGCGCGAACCCTACACGAGGACAGCATGAGCGAGTACAAACGCTTTCTGTTCGAATACCGGCATGAAGGCGCGGAGTGGGCGCTTGAGCTGTCAGCGCGCGACCTCGATGACGCGAAGGCCCGCCTCAAGGCGCTGCCCTGGGCGAAATACAAAGGGGAGGTGGCGATGAAGATCCGCCTCCCGCGACCATCGCGTCTGGGACGCATCCTCCAGCGAGCGCTTCACGGTGAGCCAGCATGAACCTGTTGTTTCAAATCCTAGTGCTGATCGGCTTCGTCGCTATGGCGATCTCGACCTTTGCCGGAAGCCCCTGGGCGCAGCGCGTGGCGTGGTGCTCATGGACGGTTGCCTGCGTCCTCTGGATGATGTCGGGCCAGTGAATGCCGCGCGGCCGTCCGACTCTATACAACGAAGAGGTTGCAGCCGCCCTTTGTGAGCGCATGTCCAAGGGTGAGCCGCTGGCCCGCATCTGCGACGATCCCAAGATGCCCTGCTACACCACGGTCTGGAATTGGGAACAGGCTCACCCGGAATTCCTGAAACTTTCCACCCGCGCAAGAGAGCTCGGAACGCACTACCTCGCCGATGATTGCCTGAAGATCGCAGACGGCGCCGGCGACCCGGCCGACAAGCGCATCCGTATCGACACGCGCCTGCGCCTGATCGGCAAGTGGAACCGCAAGGGCTACGGCGACAAGGTCCAGCACGTCGGCGGCGACGAGGGAGACTCACCGATTGCTGTCAAGCTCATCGAGCGCCGCATCGTCGACCCTCGAAATCCCGACACCTAGGGTCTTCGTCCCGCTTCTGGCCCCATCCCGCTACAAGGGCGCTCACGGCGGACGAGGATCGGGCAAGTCCCACTTCTTCGCCGAAATGATGGTGGAGGAAGCCTATCGCATCCCGGGTCTCAGGTGCGTCTGCATCCGCGAGGTCCAGAAGACGCTGAAGGAGTCGGCCAAACGGCTGATCGAGGACAAGATCGAGGCCCTTGGGGTAGGGCGCGCGTTCGACGTGCTCACCGACCAGATCAGGACGCCCGGCGGCGGAACCATCCTGTTCCAGGGGATGCAGGACCACAACGCCGAGTCGATCAAGTCGCTTGAAGGCTTCCACCGGGCCTGGATCGAAGAGGCGCAGTCGCTGTCTCAGCGCTCGCTGGCCCTGCTGCGCCCTACGATCCGCGCCGAGGCCAGCGAAATCTGGGCCTCGTGGAACCCGCGCCGCAAGTCCGACGCCATCGACGAGTTTCTGAGGGGCGACAAGCCCGACAACGCCATCGTGGTCGAGGCCAACTGGCGCGACAACCCCTGGTTCCCCGGCGTGCTCGAGGACGAGCGCCGGCTGGATTTCGAACGCTACCCCGACAGGTACGACCACATCTGGGAAGGCGGCTACGCGCGGGCGTTCGAGGGCGCCTACTTCGCCAAGCAGCTCGGCGAGGCCAAGGCGCAGGGCCGCATATCCCAGGTCAACCGCGACCCGTTGCTGCCGGTCTATGCCGTCTTCGACCTCGGCGGGGCTGGGGCCTCGGCCGATGCCGTGGCGATATGGGTCATCCAGTTTGTCGGCCCCAACATCCTCGTGCTGGACTACATCGAGGGCCAGGGCCAGGTGCTCGCCTACTACGTCAACCTGCTGACCGAGCGGAAGTGGGCTCAAGCCATCTGCGTCCTGCCCCACGACGGGGTCAACGCCAACAACATCACCGGCAAGCGCTACGAGGACCATGTGCGGGACGCAGGCTTCAGCGTGACCGTGATCCGCAACCAGGGCAAGGGCGCGGCCATGATGCGGGTGGAAGCCGCGAGACGGGTGTTTCCGAGGATCTGGTTCAACGAGGCGACCACCGAGGCCGGCAGGGACGCGCTGGGTTACTATCACGAGAAGAAGGACGAGGAGCGCAACGTTGGACTCGGCCCTGAGCACGACTGGAGCTCGCACGGGGCGGACGCTTTCGGGCTGGCCTGCGTCTTCTACGAGATGCGGCCGACGATGGATGAAGATGAGGACGATTGGAGGCGAGATGACCGCACGCGATGCCAAACCACGGGCTACTAGGTCCGCACCGAAGAAGGCCGCGCCCGCGAAGGCCGCTGCCAAGCCCGCTGACGCGCCGGTCGACGTTGACCGCCACTTCCGCTCCAAGCCCAAGCCCAGCGTTAAGGTGAAGTCCGAACCCGGCTCGTCCCGCTTCATCTCGCACGCCGAGTACCGCGGCAATCCCGAGGCCATAAGCCAAGCCGTCGCCGGCAACCTGCTCAACGGGCTGTCGTGGGCGCACGTCAAGCAGGACGACGACGGCTATACCGTCGAGGGCTGGGCTGAGAAGGCGTGATGCGCGAAGCAGCCTACATGATGGTCATCGGCATCGGGACCGGCCTGGGCATCTTCGCCGCGCTGATAGTGGCTGCGTTGGTGATCGGCCCATGACCACCGCCACGCGATCCCGGCTGAAACCCCTTCTGGTCTCGGCCTATTGGGCCGCCAACACGCCGAACGAGTTCAGGCTCGTTTGTTTGATGTGGGCGTTATGCGGTCTCGGCGACCCGATGCGCGCCAGCACGATCGTGCCTCGTATCGGTCAGTGCGCCGCATGACCGAAGCCCTCAGCCTCCGCGCCCGCCTGTTCATGGACGAGGACGGCGCTGTGTACCCGGTGACCGAAATGCTCGACTGCAACGGCGACGAGACCAACGACCCGAGCGCGGCCGTGACCTTCGTAGCTGGGGCTAACGGCAAGTGGATAGCGGCGCGGGTCTGCGACTTCCCGCACGCCGGGGCGATGGTGCATTGACCGACGCCTACGCCACCGAAGACCCGACGCTGGACGCCATCGAGCCCGCTGGCGAGGTCGTGCAGCTCAGCGGCTACCGCGCCGACCCTGCCCCGCGCCTGCCGCCGGTCCTTGCCGCCTTCCTCAAGTCGCCCAACATCGCCGACGAGCTCGCCGAGGATGAGCTGGCCGCGATCGGCGCCAAGGTGGTCGAGGAATACGACATCGACGTCGCCAGCCGCATCGCCGAGAAATGGGTCGAGCGTAACGAGAAGGCCCTGAAGCTGGCCATGCAGGTCGGCGAGCAGAAGGACTTTCCCTGGCCGAACGCCTCGAACGTCAAGTACCCGCTCATTGCGACGGCGGCGATTCAGTTCAACGCCCGCGCCTATCCCGCCATCGTGCCGGGCGTCAACCTCGTCAAAGTCAAGACGATGGGTAAGCCTAGCGACGAGAAGCGAGCCAGGGCCGCCCGTATCGGCCCACACATGTCCTACCAGTTGTTGGAGGAAATGGACGGGTGGGAGGAAGACACCGACCGCCTGCTGGTCATGCTGCCCATCGCGGGCACGGTGTTCCGCAAGACATGGTTCAACCCGATCAAGGGCAAGAACGACTCAGAGATCGTCACCGCCGACAAGCTGGTGGTCAACTATTGGGCCAAGCCGCTCGACGCCTGCCCCCGTGTCACCCAGGTCTGCGAGTACTACCCCCACGAGGTGCTGGAGCGCTTCAGGTCCGGGGCCTGGCGCGAGTTCAACATCGGCATCTCACCGGCGGCGGACAACGACGACGACGCCAAGCATGAATTCCTCGAGCAGCACCGGCTGTGGGACCTGGACGAAGACGGCTACCCCGAGCCCTACGTCTGCACCGTCCACAAGGAGACCGGCAAGGTTGTCCGCGTCGTCGCCCGCTTCGACGAGGACGGGGTCAGTCTCGACGCCGCGGGCGAGGTGGTCTGCATCGCGCCGGTGCAGTACTTCACGAAATACGGCTTCATCCCCGCCATGGACGGCGGCTTCTACGACATCGGCTTTGGGCAACTGCTCGACGCGATCAATGACACCATCAATACCACCTTCAACCAACTGATGGACGCGGGCTCGCTCCAGAACGCGGGCGGCGGCTTCATCGGCGGCAATGTGGTCAAGGGCGGCTCGGTCACCTTCCGGCTGGGCGAGTGGAAGCGCATCGACGCCTCCGGGGCCGACCTGAAGAACGCCATCGTCCCCATGCCTGCCCACGGGCCCTCGGCGGTCCTGTTCAACCTGCTGGGGCTGCTGGTGGAGGCCGCCAAAGACATCACGGCGACGAAGGACATCCTCACCGGGGAGACCGGAGGGACCGCCAACGTCCCCGTCGGCACCACCCTGGCGATGATCGAACAGTTT